ATATATAACTTTATAATTGGACACTACAAAGTTACTAAAAATCAACGAGATGCACAACTTTTTCTCCATAAAAATATACTAATTTTCAGGCGGTTTTTTAATTCCGCCAACAGGTTATATTATAATATCTAAGAACCTATAGAAAGAATAACTTATATACTAAGAATCCCCCCTTAACATATCAAGGGTTTATTGCTCGGAAACCACCATCCTCAAAGATGAGTGGTTTCACGTTAGCTCTTGCAATATGACCTCTTGGATGCCATTGCTCTTGCTAGTACATACAATAAATCATTCTTCAATTGAATATTTTTTTTCATTTAAGTCTTACTTTTTTCATTTTATCTGATATTTATTAATATAAAGATTAATTTTTGACAATGATTAAGTACACAAACCAAGAACTTATGGAGAAGTCTGAAACTGCGGATTTCCTAGAGGCTAGAGAGATAATTGAAGAACTTTTCAAGGAAAAGGGAATAACCATCAAAGACCTAAGACCTACAGTCAATGGAACTAGCGTTGATTTCAGATTCAAGGCTGTCACCAAGAAAGGGAAGGAAATTAAATATGCTGTAGAGATTAAGCGTAACAATGGGAGATATATTTCAAGCAAGACCCTTCCATTGCTCTTCACAAAGTACATTTCAATGATGAAGGAAAGGAAGGAAGATGAAAGGCTCATTGAGATATTCTTGTTACCAACAATGTTTATTATCTTTGACATTGATAAGATTGTCAGCAATGTACCTTTGAAGGATTTGAACATAGCCAATTGGAATATTCCATTGGAGAACTATTCCACTAGGATGAGGAATGAAAAGATACCACAACCTACAATATGGCTTCCCACTGATAAATGCTCAATAAGCGGATATACCAAGAAAAACTAAAAAAAGTTAAAGAATAATTTCGCTTTACCAATAATTTTATATATATTTGCAGTGTTGGTAGAGGTGATAAAGTAAAGAGAAATTCAATAAGTAAAAAGCTAATAAATAATTATAATTAAAATATCCTATTGTTATAGGAGAACGTTTCTAATATCTAGTTCATTTGCATTCATGGGAGGGGCGTCTTTTTGTATTCTAAGCCCCTCCTTTTTGAAAGATGACAAGTTACAAGGGGAAGATGAGATAACGCCTTAGAACCGCAGGAAATGTCTTTCTAGGGCATATAATAAGGGGTGTTTGCAATGCCAACAATCAACAGACTAAAGAAGAAGGAAAGAACGTCTGACAAATCCAATTTAAGGAAGAAACTTTATTCAGATAGGCTTTATCAGAAGGTTAGGAAGCTCTATTTTATGGAGCATCCCCTTTGTGAGGAATGCCTGAAGCGAGGTTTGACAGTTCAAGCTAGAGACGTTCATCATAAGCAATCACCATTCATGGATAACCTATCAATGGTTGAAAGATACTCCTTACTGAGGAATCCAAATAACTTCATTTCACTCTGTAGGGATTGCCACCAAAAGGCACACGGAAACATCAAGAAAAAAATTTGAAAAAAATACTCATTTTTCAAGTAATTTTGAAATCAATGATATATTTATATATAAAGGAAGGATATTAATGAAAGTAAATGACTATGACGATTGCATGATTGATGGTACAATAACAGATGATGATGATACCATAACATGCGGTGAATATTAAATTTGATTACAATAATCTATCTATTTCAAGAGATGATTTATATATGTATGTGTAATTGGGAATTATGTTTATGACCCAATAAAGGTTTGTAGTACGCCTTTGGTCTTTGAGCCAAGAAACTGATTTCATTGTTATTCATTGAAGTTAGTAACTATGTAGTTTTAGACATTGTTAAGACTTAATTTATTTTAATGTTATTTTTGCGGATGGCGGTTTGGGAAAATAGTCATCCGTCTTTTTAGAAGAATCTCTTATAAATTATTATATATCTAGAGCAGTCTAAACTCATTGTTTTTAATTAATCTTTGCCTAGTCAGTGTTTTCCACATTGGCTAGGCTTTTTGTATTTATTATAATAATAAAATTGCAATTTTAATGAAGTATATAAGAAACTTTAGTGCTCACACAGACTATGAAGCAGAAAAGAGCAAGATTCCTACTCCATCGGTCTCATATTGTCAGAAGGAGAATGAATGTCACTTTGTCCCATCTAACGTTATAATGTTCAAGGTTGGGGATTTGAATGGTAACACCAATCAAACCGTGGCGGTAAATTATGACAAGGGAAGCGAAACTATTCCAATTACAGAGGGGAATAAGTGGTATGTGCATAACATTCCAAGTGGCAAAAGCCTTTATAATTTTGAAGGAATTAAAGAAATTACAGACACCATCATTTCAGCAAAGTTTAAAAAAAGGTTTCAAAATCCTATCATAGAGAATGTCAGCGGAAATTTATCACTTGTGGCTTGTGATATAAGTGAGTGTACAAATATGAGTTGGGTGTTTGATAGATGTGGAGTATCTTCTTTAGATGTATCTAGCCTAAATACAAGCAATGTTACTGGAATGGCTCGCATGTTTTCCGCTTGCAAATCACTTCAATCCTTGGATTTGTCAACTTTTGACACTTCAAATGTTACTGATATGACTAGTATGTTTGCCTTTGACTCTTCACTTAAATCCTTGGATTTAAGCCATTTTGACACTTCAAATGTTACTAAAATGGCTGGTATGTTTCGTGAATGCGATAAACTTCAATCTTTGGATTTAAGCCATTTTGATACTTCAAATGTTACTGATATGAATTACATGTTTGCCTTTGACTATTTCCAATCCTTGGATTTGTCAACTTTTGATACTTCAAATGTTACAGATATGAGTCACATGTTTAGCTTTAACCGTTCACTGCAAGTCTTAAATATTAGTGGTTGGGATTTGACAAACGTGAAAGATACGACCGATATGTTTAACTTTTGCTTTGCCTTGAAGACAATTATCATGAGGGGATGTAACCAAACAACCATTGACAAAATCAAGGCAGCATTGGAGGAAGCTAAATTAAAGAATGTAACAATAATAACAGAATAAATAATATGATATTTATTGGTGATTGATTTCTGCATAGATTTCAATCACCTTTTTTAATATATATAAAAAATTATTGCATAATAATGGCTACAAAAATCCCAAGAATCAAGTTCTTCAATTCTGTTGTGAAGAACAAGATGCCAGAGGCAGAAGGAGCATCAATTGGTGAGCTTTTCATCAACGCCAATGCTGAGAGACCTTTCATATCAACCAAGCTTTCAGATGGTGACATGAAGAAAGTCATCTTTGAGGATGAAATCAACGCTGACATGGAGGCTGAGGCAACCGCAAGGAAGAACGCTGATGATAAACTTCAAGAGAATCTTGACAATGAAACAAAGGCAAGGCAAGATGCTGATAACACTCTCACAACCAATCTAGCCAATGAGGTATATAGGGCGAAGAAAAGTGAGGAAGCACTAGGCGTTAGAATTGATGACGAAACCACTAGAGCAAAGGCAGCTGAGAAGACTCTCACTGACAACCTTAACAAGGAAATCCAAGACAGGACAAGTGAAGTAGCACGCCTTGACGGTAGAATTGACACTGAAATTCAAGACCGCAAGGATGCAGATACAACTATAAGGGAGGAACTTAGTGAAAACACTGAGGAATTGAAAAACGCCTTATCTGCTGAGACCAAAGCAAGGGAAGATGCTGATAACCTTATCACCAAGAACTTGGATAAAGAGATTGCAGACAGGAAGTCAGAAGTATCAAGACTTGATACCAAGATTGAAGCTGAGACCACTAGAGCAAAGGATGCAGAAAAGGTTTTGACAACCAATCTCAATGCTGAGGTGACTAGAGCTAAGGATGCTGAAAAGGTCTTGACTGATAACCTCAATGATGAGATAGCCAACAGGACAAGTGAAGTTGCAAGACTTGATAAGCGAGTTGATGATGAAACCGCAAGGGCTAAGGGAGCTGAGAAAACTCTAACCGATAACCTTAACACTGAGATAGCCAATAGGAAGTCTGAGGTTTCTAGGTTAGACACCAAGGTTGAAGCAGAAACAACTAGGGCTAAGGCAGCTGAGAAGACTTTAACCGACAACTTGAACGCTGAGGTTTCAAGAGCAACTGATGCAGAAGCCACCCTTACCAAGAATCTTAATGCTGAGATAGCCAAGAGGACAAGTGAAGTATCAAGGCTAGACACCAAGGTTGAAGCAGAAACCCAACGTGCAACTGAGGCTGAAACAACCCTTACAACCAACCTCAATACAGAGATTGCAAGGGCTAAAGAAGCAGAAAAGACATTGACCGACAATCTCAATCAAGAAATCCAAGATAGAACTTCTGAGGTTGCAAGGCTAGACACCAAGATTGAGACTGAGACTTCAAGGGCAACAAATGCTGAGAGCACTCTCACCAAGAACTTGGGTAAGGAGATTCAAGACCGCAAAGATGCTGTTACGACACTTACCAATAAGCATAATGAAGACGTTTTCGCATTAACCAAGTCTATCACTGACAACAAGGTGAAGATTGTTAAGGTTGCAGATGACCTTTTACCTGCAAATGTAAAAGAAGCCTTCAAGTTGACAAATGGTCTTGACGTTCAATTAGGCGAAACCATCAACGTATATAAGGATTCTAGTTTACAGAAGGTAGAACTAATTAACCAAAAGCTGAGGTTCACTTACATAAATGCTAGTGGTGGTACTGACACTGTTGACATTGATTGCTCAAAATTCTTGGCTGAATCTGAGTTTCAATACGGTTTCCAAGTTCATGCGGATGGTACTGTATATGTAAGGATTGCGGATGATTCTGAAAGTTACTTGACAGTTGATGAGAACGGATTGAAATTCAGTGGGTTGGACTCATTAAATGATAATATAAATTCCAAGATTGAGGCTGAAACCCAACGTGCAACTGAGGCTGAAAAGGTCTTGACAACCAACCTCAACGGTGAGATTGATAGAGCAAAGAAAGCTGAGAAGACTTTGACTGACAACTTGAACGTTGAAATCACCAATAGAACTTCTGAGATTGCAAGGGTTGATAAGAAGATTGATACTGAGATAACCAATAGAAAGTCTGATACTTCTGCACTAACCAAGAGCATCAATGATGAAGTGGCTAGGGCTAAGGGAGTTGAGAAGACTCTCACTGACAACTTGAACGCTGAAATCACCAACAGGACTGACGAGGTTACTAGACTTGATGGCAAGATTGACACTGAGATTGCTGATAGGAAATCTGAGGTTGCACGCCTTGATAAGAAGGTTGATGCTGAGGTTTCTAGAGCAAAGACTGCTGAGGGTGTTTTGACAACCAACTTGAACGGTGAGATAGCAAGAGCAAAGGAAGCTGAGAAGGTTCTCACAACCAATCTCAATGCTGAAATCACCAATAGAACTGATGCTGATACTGCTATTATCAAGTCTCTTGAAGCTGAGATTGCAAGGGCAAAGAAAGCTGAAAGTGAGATAAGTGGCATAATGTCTGGGGACACTTCTGCATTAACCAAGTCTATCAATGATGAAGTGGTTAGAGCCAAGGCAGCTGAGAAGACTCTCACAGACAGCTTGAACGGTGAGGTATCAAGAGCAAAGACAGCTGAGGGTACGTTAACAAAATCTATCAATGATGAGATTACCAATAGGACTTCTGAGGTTACTAGGTTGGATGCGAAGATTGATGCAGAAACGGAAAACCGAGTTGCTGATAAGAAGTCATTAAGTGTTTCAATCACTGCTGAAACCCAACGTGCAACAGAGGCTGAGACAGTAAACAAGAATGCCATTGATGGTGAGGTGACAAGAGCTAAGGGCATTGAGAAATCACTCCAAGACCAAATCACCAAGCTAAAAAATGACACTTCATCTACTGATGCTTTGAACGCTGAAATATCCGCAAGGACTGAGGCAGACAAGGCATTGGAGGCTAAGATTAAAGCGGTTGGTGATACAGCTTGCAAGGTTACTGATGTTAAGGTTGATGGTGTTTCTGTAGTGGCTGAGAAGGTAGCAAACATAGACCTTTCAAGTAAGGCTGATGTTTCTGCATTGACAGCTGAGAAGACAGCAAGGGAGAATGCTGATACCAAGTTGACAACCTCAATCACCAAGGAAGTAAGTGACAGGAAATCAGAAATAACTAGAGTTGAGGGCGTTATTGCAAGTGAGACTTCTGCAAGGGTTTCTGCAATTACTTCATTAAATTCTGAGATTGCTGACTTGAAGGCTAACGGTGGCAAGATTCAAGATGTTACTGTTAACGGTGTTTCTGTTGTGGCTAACAAGATTGCAAAGATAGACCTTTCAAATTACTTGGACAAGTCATCATACAACACTGACAAGCAAGCAATTGATGATACTCTTTCAAAGAAAGCTGATTTGGTCAACGGTAGGATTCCTTTGGAGCAGCTTGGAAACCTTGATACCAACATCTTGATAATTGCAAATGACCTTCCAACATCTGACATAAAGGAGAACAAGATTTATCTAGTTCCAAGCCAAACAAGCGGTGAAACAAACATCTATACAGAATATGTTTACATCAACTCAGCTTGGGAAATTCTTGGAAGCTATACTTCTAGTGTAGATACTTCCAATTTTGTTTTGAAGTCAGAGTTGGAGGCTGATGAGCAGGCAATTGCAGCAGCATTTAACGTGATAAGGAAAGAATATACTGACAAGTTTGCCAATATTGACCTTTCCAAGTATTGCTTGAAGAGCGATTATGATGCTTTGAAGGCTGATTATGATGCTTTGAAGGCTGACGTTCTGAAGAGGCTTACAGCTATAGAAAGTGTTGATACCTTAGATGCAGGTAATTACTAATATATGATTTAAGGATAAGGTGATAAAAATATCACTTTATCCTTATTTTTTTCTCAAATTCTTTGTATTTTTTAAGATTACCATATATTTATATATAAAGAAAGATGATACAATGGAAGTAATTGGAATAATACTGATGGCAGTTGGTGCAAGTGGTGCAATTGCCACTTCACACGTTCTAGGTGCAATGCTATTTGCCAAGTGGGAAAAACATAACAAGAAAAAGGAAGAGGAATGAGAGGCGAAATATGGAAAGTAATTGATGGCTATTCACTTTATGAGGTGAGTAACATGGGAAGGATAAAGGTTAGGGAAAGGAAGATTATAACTAGTGGTGAGAAAAGAACTTGCAGCAAGACCATCAAGGAAAAAATCTTGAAGCCCCATCCCAACAAGAATAATGGCTATTTGCAGATTATGCTGACACCTGATGATGGAGGGAAAAGGAAGCTACTCTATGTCCACAGGATAGTTGCTCTTGCATTTCTAGAGGAATCTGAATATAAAATGGTTGTTCACTTGAACATGAAGAGAACAGATAACCGTGCAATCAATCTCCAATGGGGAACGCCAAAGAGAACACCAAAGACCAAGATAAAGCGTTGGTGGATAGTTAAGCAGAAGCTATTGAATAACGCATGTATAGCTATCTATAATGGCTTTGACCAATTGGAGAAAAACGGATTTCATAAGACTTCAATTCTTGCAGCATCACATAACAAGTATTTAAGCGGTAAGAAACTGACGGATATATATAAAGGATATAGGTGGGAAGCCACCAAGCACACGGAAAAGGAAGAGGAACAAGAGAATGGCGAAGATTGAAAATATTTCAAACACTAGAATGATTGACACTAGTAACTATCTACCTGCTACACAGCTATACATTAAGAACGTGGAAGATTACCTATTGGGAAAATACGGTGAGATAAAACCTGTTTGGGTGGGTTTGCTTGATAGCCTTGCATTTCAATATGACATTTTTCAAATGTCTAAGGAAGCGATTAGGTCAAACGGCATGGTCGTACAAACTTCAAGGGGCTTACAGCCAAATCCATCAATAAAGATTATGAATGATGCTAGCATACAGGTTCAGAAGCTAGTACAATCATTGGCAATATCACCAATGGCAGAATCCAAGCTAAAGATGGAAGAGAAGGACACAACAGATGAATTTTTGTCAGCTCTAACAAACTAAAGATAATGAGTGAGGTATGGAAAGTAATTGAAGAACACCCACAATATGAGGTGAGCAATCTAGGAAAGGTGAGGGATATTGAAAACCACTCACCTTTACCTATTATATACAATGTGGTCAGCTTTGACAAGTTCAAGACATTTACAAATGTAGCTAGGTTGGTTGTTGATGCCTTCAATGTTGAAAACAAGGGTAAGAAATACTATTGGAAGAATGGGAATCAAGAGGACTGCAGGCTATCCAACATAACATTTGATAGACCAAAAGGACTAAGGAAAAAGCCAATAAAGAGGCGGTTTGGTGAGGTTGTTCAGCTGACATTGGATGGTGAGTTTGTGGCTGCATTCCCAAACGCTTGGAAGGCAGCTCTTATGAACGGAAAGAAGGGGGCAAACTCCAAGATTTCTGATGTCTGTGATGGGATAATACCATCAACAATCGGTTATAAGTGGATGTGGAAAGGGGAATATGATGAGCGAGTTAGAGAAAGAAATCAAGGATAAGAAATACACACAATACGCTGATGATATAATAAGCGGTAAGATACCATCTTGTAAGTATGTTAAGATGGCATGCGAGAGGTATCTTTCATGGTTTGAGAAAGATGACAGGTATTTTGACGCTGAGGCGGTTGAAAAGGTGATAACCTTCATTTCCAAGTTGAAACATTTTACAGGAAAATACAACAATCAACCCTTCCTTCTAGAGCCATGGCAGAAGTTTATTATCTACAATCTATTTGGTTGGAAAAAGAAGAAGGACAATCTAAGGCTGATAAGGAACTTCTATCTAGAGTTGGGAAGAAAAAACGGAAAAGCTTTGGACATATCCACAAAGATTCCAACGCCAAATGGCTATACCACAATGGGAGACTTGAAGGTTGGTGATGAGGTATTTGACAAGGACGGAAACATAACCAAGGTAACGTTTGTAACACCTATCAAATACAACCATAAATGCTATGAAGTAACATTCTCAGATGGTGAAAAGATAATTGCTGACGAAGAACACAATTGGTTGGTGGATAGATGGCATAGAAACAATTTCCATGTTGAGACAACCAAAGAGATAATAGATAAGGGATATGACGTTGTAACAGTTCCATTGGTAAAGGGTAAGGGCACAAAGGAGATAGTGGCTATAAGGGCTGTTAAAAGCGTTCCTGTAAGGTGTATTACGGTTGATTCCCCATCCCATACATATCTATGTGGAGAAAAGATGACAGTCACTCACAATACATCATTGGTTGCAGCCATATTCCTATATCTCTTGATATGTGACGGTGAGGCAAATCCAAGTTTGATATTATCAGCAAACTCATTCCGACAAAGCCAAATCATGTATTCAATGTGTTCTAACTATCTGAGAAGCATTGACCAAAAAGGGAAGTATTTTAGGAGATATAGGGATAGGATTCTTTTCCCAAAGAATGATGGAAAGATTCAGACTGTTGCAAGTGAGCCTCAGAAGCTTGATGGCGAGAACTGTAGTGCTTTTGCATGTGATGAGCTTCACGAGGCTGTTGATAGCAAGATGTGGGACGTATTGGCAACATCATGCGGTTCAAGAGACCAAAGCCTAGGTGTTGCAGTAACAACAGCAGGATTCAATAAGAATGGATATTGCTACCAATTCAGAAAATCAAACATTGAGGTCTTGGAGGGGAAGAAGACGGATGATACCCTATTCTGCCTAATATACACCCTTGATGATGAAGATGATTGGTGTGATGAAAGCAATTGGATAAAGGCAAATCCAAATCTCAATGTAAGTGTAAAGGAAGAGTTTATTGAGCAGCAAGTAAACCAGGCACAGAACAATCCAACCCAAGAGGTATCAGTAAGGACAAAGCTTTTGAACCAATGGCTTGATTCTTCTTCAAGTTGGATTCCAATGTCATTTGTTGACAAGTCATTTGCAAAGGTTGAATTGGAGGAATTTAGGGATGAATATTGTTATGTAGGTGTTGACTTGGGAAGCGTATCTGACTTGACAGCTGTAAGCGTTATGATACCAAAGGATGATAAGATATACGTGAAGAATTGGGCGTTTGTGCCAGAGGCTGCAATGGATGGAACACCAAACAGCATGAGATACCGACAATTCAGAAACCAAGGTGACTTGATTGTAACTGATGGTAATGTTTGCGATTATGACAGAATCATAAAGCTACTAGAAGAGATTCAAGAGGTATGCCCTATACGTAAGATTGCCTATGACCAATGGAACGCCACACAATGGGCTATTGAGATGACAGAGAAGGGATTCCCATTGTTACCATTCTCTCAATCAATATCATCAATGAATAGACCTATAAAGGAGCTTCAAAGATTGTTCCTGCAAGGTAAAATCATTCTAGACAATAACCAAGTAACTAGATTCTGTCTAGGTAATTGCGTAGCCGTTATAGACAACCATGAAAATGTGGCATTGGGCAAGGAATCCTATGAGCAGAAAATTGACGTTGCTGTTGCAATGGCTGACGCTGTAGGTTCTTATCTAAGTGAAAATCACTATGACGGAAGCTTAATAGATGCGATAACCTTCTAATATTTATATCATATATTAGGATTTTTTTAATGGATAAGGATAAGAAAAGAAGCCCAATACTACGTGGGCTTTTCGGAGTTAGGGAAAAGAGAAGTGAAGAGGATTCTTCATCATCAAGTGGTTTTTACGGTGATGGAAGTCTGTTGTTTGGAAGTCTCTCAAACGCACAGTATGGGGGCATGAATATTCCTGCACTTTTCGCTTGTACGCAATTAATAAGCGATGGTGTGGCTAGTCTTCCAATTGTTGTTAAGAAGAAGTCAGCAAGGGGAAAAACAAGCGTTGTTAAGAATCACCCAGTTGGAGATTTGTTTGATGACAAGAATAACATCTTGACCAAGTTTGATATTCTCAAACTGATAGTTCAAAGCGTAATTCTAAGGGGTAATGCTTTTGTTTACATTGAACGTACAAATGAAGGACTTCCAAAGGGTTTGAGATTCTTGGAAAGCAGTGATGTGACGATAGTTTATACCAAGGAAAGGAATGAATTGTACTATCAAGTTCCAATGCTTGGAAAGATGAGGGTGAAGCCTTCTGATATGTTGCACTTCAAGAAAAACACCTATGACGGTGTGCATGGTATTAGCCTTTTGAACTTTGCCAAGAGAACAATCTCAATTGCTTCTGCAACTGATAATCAATCAGAGAGTTTCTTCAAGAACGGTGGAAATCTGAGTGGTGTCATCAAGTCACAGAACGTGATGAGCGCAAAGCAAAGGCATGAGATACTATCAAGTTGGGCAAGCACCTATAGCAATGGAAGCAATGGCGTTTGTATATTGCCATTTGGTATGGAGTATCAGCCAATCAGTATATCAAGCAAGGATGCTCAGCAGATAGAATCAAGACAGTTCAACGTTGAGGATATATGTAGGTTCTTCAATGTAAACCCTGTCCTTCTAGGTCTTGCAAATCACTCTTCTTACTCCAATTTGGAAGACGTTCAGAATGATTTCTTAGTGCATACGCTTCAACCTTGGATAACAATGATTGAAAATGAGTTGGATAGGAAGTTGCTCAATAATGCTGAAACTAATTTGAAGATAATTCTTGATACCAATTCAGTATTAAGGGCAAACAAACAGGCACAAGCTAACTACTACTCAACCATGATTTCAAGTGGTATTCTTTCAAGGAATGAAGCTAGAAAGGACTTGGGTATGAATGAGGTTGAAGGCGGTGATGAGCTTATCATACCATTCACTGACATTGCTCAAAACACCATTGGAAAAGATGAGAATCCTTCTGAATAATTATTATTATAATAACGTTATTAATGAAGAGAGAAATTGAGTACAGGAAACTTTCCTCTGAGTTGCGTTCTGACGGTGGAAGGCATTTAAGTGGGTATTGTGTGAGGTTCAATGAGCAATCACAATACCTAGGCTTTTATGAAACCATTTCACCTTCTGCAATCACTGAGGAAACCTTGAAGAAAAGTGACATATATTGTCTTTGGAATCACAACCAAGATGATGTCCTAGGGCGTTCAAGATTCGGAGAAGGAAACCTAACCCTAACCCTTGATGATAAGGGATTGAGATATGACCTAGACTTATTGGATAATCAGATTGGTGACATGGTGCTTTCTTATGTCCAAGCAGGCATTGTCCGTGGTTCTTCTTTCGCCTTTACCATCTCAGATGAGGAAGGTGCTGATGAGTGGTCAACAGATGAAAAGGGTGTAAAGCATAGAGTGATTAATAAAATAGATATGCTGTTTGATTGTTCACCATGCTTTGAACCTGCATACCTCTCAACAGAAGCACCATCTTGCAGAAGTTATGAGAAGTACTTGGAGAGCGAGAAGGAAAAGCAATCAGAGATACAGGACTTATGTGATGAGATTCTGAATCTTTAAAAAGATAAAAAATATTGGTAAACATTATGAAAAAACCTTACCAATGATATATTTATAATAGTAGAACATTATTAAGTTTAATGACGAAGAATCTTAATAAGATATATGACTTGGTTAAACGTGCTAAGGCAGAAAATAGGGACATTACAGATGAAGAGCTTCAAGAGCTTCAAGACGAGACCCCAAAGGAGGATGAAACCCCTGCTGAGGATAAGGAAGAGAAGTCTGATGAAGACGTTGATACTCCCAAGGAGGATGATGAGATTCCTGCTGAGGATGATGAAACACCTACTGAGGATGACCCAAAAGAAGATGATATAGAAGATAAGTCTGATGAGGAAGCTGAAACTCCAAAGGAGGATGAAACCCCAACAGACGATGATAAAGAAGATAATTCTAACGTTAGAATGAATAAGAATTTTTCACTTTTGAAGACCGTTAGGTCTATTTCAAAGAATCAGCCACTTGATGAGCTTACAAATGCAGTGGTTGAGCAGGGTAAGAGCGAGATGCGTAAGGCAGGACTTTCTGCACAAGGTCAGTTGGTTATCCCAACGAATGAGGTAAGGGCAATCCATTCTGTAACAGCAGACGGTGAGAGCGTTGTTGCAACTGACGTATTTGACATCCTCACTCCATTGCGTGCTAAGAACGTACTTGCACAGGCAGGTGCTACCATCTACAGTAACTTGACAAGTGATGTTAAGATTCCTATCATGTCAAAGTCAAACGTTACGTTTGAGGATGAGAATGGTGAGGCTAAGGATGGCGCAGGTGCTTTCAATTACTTGAAGCTTACACCACACCGCTTGACAGCATACGTTGACATATCAAAGGAGCTTTTGGCACAGGACAGCGTTGACGTTGAGAACGCAATAAGGACTGACCTTGTTAACGCAATCAACAGCAAGTTGGAAGAGGCTTTCTTGTCAGATTTCACTGGTTCTACAGTTCAGCCAAAGGGTGTGTTTGCAGTAGTTGCACCTGACGAGACAGTAACTAGCAACTTTGCTACACTTGTTGCAAATGAGGCTAAGGTAGAGGATGCAAACATCTTGAATGAGCCATGTTACATTCTTTCTAACAAGGCTAAGGCAGCTTTGAGGGCTATGGCTAAGGGTGCTAAGTCAACGGAGTTGGTTTATGAGAACGGTGAGGTTGATGGTACAAAGGCATACAATACTTCAAACGTTCCTGCTTCTAACTACCTCTTTGGTGACATGAGTTCACTTGTTATCGGTACATGGAGCGGTCTTGATTTGGTAGTTGACCCTTACACACAAGCAGCTAAGGGTGCTGTAAGGCTTGTAGTTAACATGTACGTTGACTTTGGTGTTGCAAGACCAGAGACGTTGGTTGCAGGTAAGTTGGCATAATTACTTTCATATACATCAATTATATAACACAGGGTTTGTTGCTGTTTCAATCTAGCAGCAAGCCCTTTTTTAATAAGAAAAACCAAGAATGGAATATCTTAACTTAGACTTGATAAAGAAGCATCTTAACATAGATGAAGACTTCCATGATGATGATGATTATCTGACACTTCTTGGTGATGTTGTTGAGCAAGTAACAGAACGCCACATAGATGACAGCTTCCAACTTATCATGTTGAAGAACCGTGGCAAGTTTCCACCAACCCTTATGCAAGCAATGCTACTGTTGGTAGGCAATTACTATAACAATAGGGAATCAGTTGCCTTCACAGGTGTTTCTGAGTTACCTCAATCCTACTTGTACTTGTTAAGCCTCTATCAGAACTATGGTAATGAGGGACTTGACAGAATTTACTTCTATCATGAGATTAACAAGTTGCATGACCAAGCAGACAAGAACACTGATGAGATTAAGGACATTAGGAAGCATAAAATCAGTGGTGGAACTTGGATTGATGTTGACAATGAGGCTGACAGCGGTTACACACATGTTGTAAACGTTGATGATGTTGACCAAGGTGAGTATTAATGAAGGGAGGTATCAATGAGGTGTGGACTTTTAAGGGAAAGCATTGACATATATCGCCCAATCACCACTCAGAACGAGTTTGGCGAAATGGTACAAGAGTACAAGATTTGGTACTGCACAAGGGCAAGAGCTGTCAGTAACGGAGGTTCAAGAACATTGGCTAACACTGAAATTTCTTATCCATATCGGAAAGTATTTGAGGTTCACCAATATGTGGATGTGAGAGAGACCGACTTGATATATTGGATGGGAAAGAAATACAGGATATTATCCATTGAGCTTGACCGCACACAGATGAAGAAGGTGATAACGACTGAGGAAATTGATGAGTAATGGTTGAGTTTGATTTCAGCAACGTCAAAAAAGCTTTTGATAAAGCTAGCGTTGAGATGCAGAATATATGTGGTGAAGCCCTAGACGATGCCCTTGATGTTATCCAAACAAAGGCAAAGACAAACATCAGAGGGAGCGGCATTCATTACTCACATGAAATGATAGAAGGCATTCAGAAATCAGTTGCACCAACCTCAAATGAAGGTAAGGTCTATATAAGGGGAAATGCTTATGCAGGTACCCAATCCCACGGTCAAACCTACTACAAGAACTTGTGGCTAGACAGCGGTACAATACCAAGGTACACAAAGGATGGTGTAAGTAGTGGAAGCAGGAAGAACCGTGCAAAGAAGATGGAAGCCCTTTATAAGAAGGGAACTAGAAAGGGATATAGGGGAAGCCTCAAAGCAACAAACTTCTTCCAAAACGCTAAACAATCCATCCCACAAGCTGAGAACGTTATAGTTGACAAGGTTAAGGATGGAATGACAAAAATAATTAACGATAACTAATGGAGACAGGACTTTCAGTAAACAAACACATATTCCAAATCCTTTCAAAAGATGAGGCATTGGCTAGCATGGTTGGAAAGAACATCTATCCATTGGTAGCGGAGGAAGATGTTAAGTTACCTTTCATAACCTTCACCAAATCATCCGTTGTCCCATCCTACTATAAGGTTGGAGTGGCAGATGATAAGGTTTCATTCACAGTCAACATTGTGGCAAATGACTATGTTACAACAGTCAACATTGCCGAGAGGATAAGGCAATTATTGGAAGGAAGAACCTCAGCATATTTCAAGAGGATTGAACTTCAAAATTGCTATGAGAACTATTCAAACGACAATTACGTGCAAAACTTGCAGTTTTTGGCGGTAATATAAAAAGATAACTAATTAGGTAATATATTTTCACATTAATGGGAAAGATAATTATGGGCGAGAAAGTCCAGTTATGGGTAAAGGATAAGGCTTCTGCAACTCCAACATGTCTTGCAATGGCTACTTCACTTTCAGTTGAGGTAAGTGCTGATGCAGTTGACATAAGTTCAAAGGATAGTGGACGTTGGGCATCTAGCTTGCTTGGAAAAATTTCTTGGACAGCAAGCGCAAGCAACCTATTCACTGTTGCAGATTACTCAAAGCTGATTGATGTAATGGTTGCTAACACTCCAATTGAGATTGTATTTGCAACTGTAAAGAACTATGACACTATCACAAGTGGTACGACTGATGCTGAGGGTCTTTATAGCGGTACACCTGCTAATTGGACAAGCGCAGATGATATGTATCATGGCAAGGTGATTGTTAACTCAGTTTCATTGTCAGCAAACAATGGCGAGGTTGCAACCTTTGATGCTTCATTCACAGGAGTAGGTCCACTTATCAAGGGTGGTATCACACCAGGTAAATGAATAGCACAATCATTCTCAGATGAGAAGAAGCCAATAACCCAAGACACCAAGGAAGTGATTGAGGGTAAAGCATAAAACCATAAGGGGAAGCATCATTTTTTGGTGTTTCCCTTTTCTTTTTTCCAATACATTTTATATTTATTAGTATAAAGGAAAATACAAATGAAAGTAATAATCAATGACAAGGAAATAACCTTGAAAAGCTCATTCAGAGCAATGGTTGCTTATGAGCAAATTACAGACCATATTTTTTCACCATCTACAGTGACAGATATTCTAGTGTACTTTTACTGTTGTGTCATTACGTCAAAAGACTACGAAGACGGTACAATGACATTTGATGAGTTCATGGACTATCTTGATGAGAATCCAACCATCTTGCAGGAGTTTTCAGAATGGATGACGGAGACTAGCAAGCAAAATGAGGTCTTCAACAAGGAAGCAAAAAAAAAGACAACGGCAAGGAAGAAGTAACGTTCACCAAGCTCTTTACCCTCCTATGTATTGAGTACAGGATTTGCTCAATCCCTTACTTCATGGATGAGATGCAAAGGTGGGAACTTAAACCAATCTTGGATAATCTTAATCTAGCTGTTAAGAATGATTGGGAGATTGCAAGACAATTGATGTACGTTCAATCCCAAACGCATACAACCAAGAGGATGAAGCCAACTGACATAATGCAGTTCCCATGGGATGAAGGTTACAAGGCTAAGCCAAAGATGGCAGACGTTAAGATGACCAAGGCGTTGAGACAGAAGATGATTGATGAGATGGAAAGGAACAAGCAATTATTGATTAATAATCATATTATTTAGAATGGCAGAAGCAGTTATTAAAATAGGACTTGATAATTCCAACTTCAAGGAAGGAATGAAGACTTGCAATGAATATCTAAATGAATTCAACAAACAGCAAGGGATTACCAAGGATAAATTCATCAACGTCAACCGTGAGATTGGAAGGAACAAAAGAACACTCATGGATGTTATCTACAGATACCAACAGCTTGGGGAAGAAGGACGTAAGACGGATGCAGGGCGTAAGCTCCTAGATATAAAGGAGAAGTGCATACAAGACATCAAGGCTTTGCAGAATGTGAAGGATGAAATGAATGCCTTGACAAAGACCGAGACGAAGGTTAACATTGACACTTCCAATATTTCAACAGCCAATGGTGGAATAAGCTCATTGATTGGGAAATTCTCTTCTGCAAAAGCAGCAGTTGGTGGATTCTTGGGGGCTTTTGCTGCAAGCGCATTAGTTGATTTTGGAAGAGAGGCAATTGACGCACAAAGCAAGGTAGAACAGCTTGAAATCTCATTCCGTACACTCTTGGGAAGTCAGGAAAAGGCAAACGCATTGATTGCGGAAATCAAGTCATACGGAACTGTCACACCTTACGACACAGAAGGGTTAGCGCAAGCTGCAAGGTTGATGCTATCCTATGGAATGTCTAGTAGCAAGATAATGCCAACGTTGAAGATGCTTGGTGATATTGCCATGGGTGATAAGGATAAACTACAGTCACTTACTCTAGCATTCTCACAGATGTCAGCAAGTGGTAGGGTTTGCAAGGAAGACTTGAACCAAATGGTGGATGCAGGATTTAACCCTCTTCAAATCATTTCAGAGAAGACAGGAAAATCAATTGGTGAACTTACAGATGAGGTTTCCAAGGGAGCTATCTCAGTTCATGACATTGAGCAAGCCTTCATAGATGCAACTAGTGAGGGTGGAAAGTTCCATAACATGGTCAATAATTTGTCTGATTCTATTGAAGGAAAGACAGCTCAAATGACTGATAATTGGGAAGCCTTCAAAGCCTCAATTGGTGGATTGCTGAAACCTGCATATTTGGGAGCGATTCAGACAACCACTTCTGCAATAGATGCCATGACCAAGGCAATAGAACGTCTTAGAGCAAGTGCAGGAGATGTTACTGTAGGTGATGCCAATTATACCAACTCAACGCAAAATGCCCTTAAATACGCAACCGACAAGGGAAACAAGGGTGGCAAGACCCAAAAGCAGAAGGAAGCCATAAGGAAGAAAACCATTGGCAGGGGTATTGCTTACGAGGTAGCTAGGGGAAAAAGAATTGACAATGCAATATCACAAAAATCTGCTGAACTCCAAACTAGACTTCACCATCCAACATGGACAGGTAAGAAGACAAGAGCTCAGCTTAAAAATGAGATAGCATCATTGATACACCAAAGGAGGCAGACAGACGCTAGAATCAAGTCATATAGGGCATCATTGAATGAGAACCCTTATGAGACTCCAAAGGCAACAACCCCATCAATACCAAGCGGTGGTGGTGGCGGTGGCAGAAGGAACACCATTAAAGGTGGTGGCGGCGGTGGTGGAAGAAACACCAATAACACCAATACAGAAGTCATCCCAAAAGGAAGTCTAGCGGAATTGGAGAAGGAATTGTCTGCTGCAAGGAAGGCAGCTTCACTTGCAGTGGGTGAAGAGGCTTACAACCAAGCCATGGAGACAGCAAGCAAGATTGAAGACAAGATAGGAAACTTCAAGTTCAACTCCTACAAGAATGCTGAAAATTCTCCAATAAAGGACAATGATTTATCCAAGATGAAAATGCCAAAGAATGGTGTGCTTGGGGTTAGTCTTAGTCTTCCAAAAAAAGATGAGTTGGATGATTTTGCAAAGACCATTGCTGACAGCATGGAGAAGGTAAGAGAGGAAACCCAAAGGACTGAGGAAGAGTTCAAGAATCTCACTGATAGCATAAGAAACCAATATGGTGGTCAGATAGCTGATTTTGCAACAAGATTTGCTGAGTTGGCTAAGTTCATTCAAGACGGTGGAAGTACTACAGAGGCAGCAGCAGCAGGACTTGTGATGCTTGGTGATTCCCTTCAAACAATCGCAGGTGATGGAGCTATTGCAAAGGCTGGTGCAATCATGGCTGCAATTGGTCAATGTGTACTTGGTTTTGCAACCGCATCCGCACAGGCAGCAGCTCTTGGTCCTTTTGGTTGGTTGGCATTTGTCGGAGCAGGGCTTGGAACACTTGCAACAATGATTTCAACCATTCAAGGATTCTCCAACGGTGGTATTATAGGAGGTGCAACAACTAGTGGTGATATGCAGCTTGCAAGGTTCAATGCAGGAGAAATGATTCTCAACAACTCTCAGCAAGCAAGACTCTTTGACCTTCTAGACGGTGGAGCTGCAATGATTGGCAACAACCAAGGAAAGGTTGATTTCAGAATCAGCGGACAGAATCTAGTTGGAACATTAAGAAATTACAACACTAAGATGAGTAAGGTTAAATAAAATGCTTTACAAAGGAACTTTCAAGGATATTAATGATAAACAATATACAGTCAGAATAACAACGAATGGCGATACTTCAAGGGTTACAACATTAACCCTTGGAACGCCACCGTTCACCACTTCAATGGATTCTGACGGTGATACCCTATATAAGAATGCCAAGTATCAGTCAGCAACAATCAAGTATTTGGAGAAAAATGAGCACTATGACATATATTCTTCAAAGGCACATGACACGAAGGTTGAACTACTTGGAGAAGACGATAATGTTGTGTGGACAGGATATGTAGAACCAAGCACATTTAATCAAGATTACCAAGGATATGAAACTGAGGTTGAGGTTAACGCAATTGACGGACTTTCAACACTCCAATATTACAAGTATAGCCCAATCAGTGGCAGCAAGAGTGTTGTGAACTTCCTAGGGTTGTTGAAGCACTTGATAAAGAAATGTGACTGTTACAAATATATCTACATACAGGATTCATTAGCAATAGCCAAAGGTAGCAATACCAATGGTTTTATCAAAAGCTGTTACATTTCAGAACAGAACTTCTTTGATGATAAGAATGACGGAGAGACGGATGAGGATGTTGCTTAGACTTGCCAAGATGTTTTGGAAGAGCTTGCACAGTTCTTGAATATGACCGCAATTGCTTGGGGTGATTCAGTTTATCTGTTAGACTATGACGCTATCAAGAACGGAGCAACAACATTTTGGCAATTTACACTTGCTGATAATACGGAGTCAATGGTAACAATTGGCAACACCTACACAATAACAGGTGATGACATAGCAGAGAGCAATCAAACTGTCTCATTGGTTGACACATATAATAAGGTATCAATTAAAGCTGACAATTATACCTTTGACAGTATCATCCCAAGCATTTATGAAAACTTGGAGAATATCACATCATCAACTGACGCTACCTTGAAATCATCTGACAATGTGAACAATGGAATGTATGGAGAGGTTATTGGCAGTAGTCTAGGAAGCAAGACTAGCGAGAACATGATAATGATGCTTGATAGGACATACAATCCGCAGAAGAAAAAGTTTCAAGCCTACAATGCTGTTGGTGTTAAGTACTACAAGAATCCAAACTACATATCTTATAGGTATGACAATGGGAAGTATCACAAGACAATGAATTACACTGACTCCAAGAGCTATAAAGGTGCTGTCATAGCAAAGTTCTTTGTTAAGCAGTTGAATAATTCATTTTCATATTGGGACTACTACTTTAGGGCTTTGACAGGTGGTACAATCACATTTGATGATTGGATGGCTAAGAATGAGGTGTCAAATATCTCTTTCTCCAATTATCTTTGCTTGCTTAACCCATTGGATAATCATATATCATCAAACAACATTGCTAGTTATCCATTCCTACAGACAAATTCTAGTGACACAACGGCATTTTTTGGAGGTAAGAACGCTTATCTATTGATTACAGGAAGCTATCAATATCACGTCTTTGATGATGACCCTTACCCTATCCCACAGTCACAAGCAGACATTAGGGAAGGAAGATACGCCATTGATGACGGACAAGCATACCTCTTGGCTAGCCTTAAATGGGGCGATAAGTATTGGAATGGAAAAGCTTGGACTGTAACCAAATCAACTTTCAAGATTCCTTATATTGTTGAGGGTGCAGGCAAAGGAGACCGCAGGGCTGATGCTACAATGTTCAAGGATAACAAATTTGTCAACACTGTATCATGGCGTTTGGGGTTAGATAAAGAAGGTTATTGCATAAAAGCACCAAATGACGGTGTTATTGCAGGACAGCCACAATTTACCTTATATTGCCCATTTGACCCTAACTTCCATTCAACCAAGAGTGGTGACAACAAGGGACAACATTACAAGATGTCTAGGGTTTTCTTAAAGGATTTTGACATCCAAGCAATAATTGGAGACCCAACCTTCAGTGGGGAGTTAGATACTGATACAGTATATACAAACATCATCAATAAGGACTTCACCAATGAGCTTGATGATATAACGTGGAAGATAAGCACATTTGACAACAAGAAACCATCTTTTTCTGCTGTTGCTTGGAAAAACACTGATGGAACTTTCAAGTACTTGGAAGACACCTATGTAAAGGCATTGGAAGAGGGAGAACTATCATGGGAGAACAGTGATAAGGAAGCACCAACGTTTGGAAAGCTAAGACAGGAGGAACACATGATTTACCGCTTGGTCAACCAATACTCAACGCCTTCAATATCATTGTCAATGACAACCAAGCTAGAACCATTCTCACCATTCACAAGGGTAAAGGAGAAGTTTATGAGTAACAAGCAATTCATAATTGACCAAATGGATATAGATTATGAAAACGCTTCTACAAACCTAACATTAATAGAGAAAAAATAAAGGATTGATGTAATGAAGATTATCAAATACAACCAAAGCAAAACCATGTCAGGTGGCACACGTACACTAGGTGGAAATGGGGGTGGAATATATACAAACACCACTCCTGCACCTAGCGTAAACCTAGAGCCTTATGCCTTGAAGACGCAAATCCTTTGGGAAAAGGGAGAAGGAAATAACTCAGTCATAGAGAAAAACCATAGCCTCCAAGCTACCAATGACAATGAAACAGCAGTAGGAAAGTACAACCAATCAGTAAGCGGTGAAACAATCTTTACAGTGGGAATTGGAGACGGTGAAGACAGTAGGAAAAACGGTCTGATAGTCACATCTAGTGGACTGTCAGCAGAAACAGCCTCAATTGACAACCTGACTTCTATTACCGCCAATATGGGAGACGTAACAGCCAAGACAGAGAACGTTGGCACATTGACATCACAGACAATCACCAATAATGGCTTGATTAAAACCAACCAATTTGAGACGCAGACACTTAAAGCTGTAAGCGGTTATATACAGACACTCATGTCAGAGGAAATCACCACTGAATATCTAGAGGTTACAAAGGCTGCACATTTCTTCAAGTTGGTAATTGATGAGATTAAGGCAGTAGGTGGAAGGCTGATAATAACTCCTGCAAGTGCTGAAATACACCATGTGGATGAACTCTCAGACCGTTTCCGCTGTTACTTCAAGGCTAATGATGGTAAGAAACAGATATACCAAGAGTTTGAGAAGGATGACCAAATAATCTGTCAAACGTTTAATTGCTCAGTTGGAACTTCCTATAATGTAAGCAATACCTACTATTGGCGTTTATGCGTGGGTGTGTCAGATTCAACCATAACAATCGGAGATGAGGATTTCTTCTATGTTGACCTTAGCAAGACAGATAAGGATAAGTACTCAGTTTCAACACCTAGGAGTGGTGATAATATAGTGCAATTGGGAAATAGAACTAAAGAAGACAGGCAAGCTGCAATTGTCATATCAGCCTACAATGATGGGTATCTAGACCCAGAGATAAAAGCACCATTCCTAGCACAATATCAAGGGATAAATGACTATTCTCTTAAAAACCATAGGCTTAATGTCATTTCAAAGGGATTGAATCAGTTCAAGGGTGCATACTTAAACAATGCAGGTAAAAACCTTGATACCAAGATTGATGACTTGTCCACAACCGTGAGTGATAAAACGTCTGACATTACCCAAACAATTGACGGAATCAAAACAAGGGTAAGCAATACAGAAACGTCAATCTCAAACGTTTCCAAAACTGTTAGTGACAATAAAACAGCCACAGACAAAGCCATTGCTAACACCAACAGCACTGTAACAACCTTGACGCAAACTGTTAAGAACAATTACAGCACCTTAGACCAAAAGGCTGATAGTATATCAAGTAGGGTATCAGCAAACACCAAGAGTATTACAACTGTTACCAAAACTGTTAGTGATAACAAAGCTGCAACTGATAAAGCCATCGCTAACACAAATTCAACCATAACAACCTTAACTAAGACAGTAAAGGATAATTACAGCACATTAGACCAAAAGGCAGATGGTATTAGTACTAAAGTAGCTAGCAACACTGAGACAATAACAGCACAAGGAACTAGCATTTCCAACTTGGAGAGTGGTTTGACTAGCACCAACAGCACCATAACAGCCTTAACCAAGACAGTAAAGGATAATTACTCAACCCTTGACCAAAAGGCTGATGGAATCTCAACCACTGTATCAACAAACACCAAATCAATTGATGAGCTTAGTGGGAAGATTAAAGACCAAGCAACGGCAATAAGTAAGGTTGACCAAAAGGCAGATAGTATTTCAAGCACGGTACAAACCATCAATAACAACTATGCTTCCAAGTCTGAACTGACACAGACTAGCAATAGCATCCTTGCGCAGGTAAACAACACCTATATAAAGATTGGAGATGATAACATTACCCTTGGTGGAAATACCACTGTCAAAGGTAGCTTGACACTTACACAGACTGACCAAGGCTTCAAGCTTGTTGGTAGTGAAGGTATTACAGAAATCATGCCAAAATCAATCGGCACATATAATGATTTCAAGTCATCAAACACTAACATCCAACAAGTAACAAAGTCAATCAATTGCAATGGTGCAAAATCAACCGTTGACGATATATTGAGATTTGAAGGCAGTTTGGTAATTTACTTGGGTGATAGGAAGAAAGGCGATTTCATAAAGTGCAAGTTCAACTCTCTTACAGCAAATGTGACAAACGGTTGGAATGGTTCATCATTCACTGAAAATTTTCCAATATCTAGTACTTTTTCTGCTAAGATGGGGAATAGCTTTGGTTCACTTGGCACAGGTGGTTGGAACACAATTTCTACAAAGGAAGAATTTTCATATACATTTGGTTCAGATATTACTAACGCTAAAATATATGTAAAATTCAGCGGTAATACATTATATTCAAGATGGATAGGAAACTATAACGTCCATCAAGGGAAACCAATGCCAATGCCAAATGCTCTTGCTGAGGTAAATTGCACATTGACATTACCAACATCTGCACACATGGTTATCGGTTATGACGGTTGGGGTGCTAACTTTGGTAATAACAAGACAGTGTATTGCGGAAAGGATGGATTGATTGCAAGCTATGGTGAACATGAGCTTAGGATAACAAGTGAAGGAATTTGGAACAACAATAAAAGAAATGTAGCGGTAGTTGATGGAACAGGTTATTCAGAAGCTTCACCTAAAACATATCTTATAAAATTACCAATAGATACCGTTTTATTCAAGGGTGATAACTGCAAGGTGATATTCCCAAAGAACCCACCACAAGGATATGTGCTTACAATCTTTGATAAAAGTGAAAAGGGATTCTTTTCTTCAAATGGAGCTAAGGTGCAATATGCAGGAAATTATAGAGGTGATATGGAAGTTGTAGTCAATGGTGAGTTTGTTCATACTCACCCATGGAGGTTCACTTACATAGATGGTGTTTGGTATCATGAAGAGGTTGGATAATGGCAATTGAGAAACTATTTATTAGTATATACCAAAGTACTATATAACGATAAATGGAAAATACAATAATCAATAAAGTTGGAAAGTGGAATGACTTGCCAGCCAAAGAGAAAAGCCAAATCTTAATGGCAGCATTCCTAATTCTTGCAGCAGTTGTCCTTGTCTTCACATGCTTCTTCATGACACTCCAAGTAGGAGCATCTATTTTGGGTGCAAGCGGTGAGTTCTTAGCAACAGCAATGGCATTGTTAGGATTGACACTGATAGTGAAGAACAGTCTGATAGACATACAGACAAAAGTTCAAGAGAAACTTGGCAATGACAAAGCCTAAAGTAAATTGAAAGGGATGATGGGTTAGATGATTCTAGCTTGTTATCCCTTCTTTCTTTCCCCTAGAATCATACAAAAAAACATGGATATGCCTAAGTATCTGACTATCAAAGCATTATATTTTCTGTTTATAAGTGGGGGGATGGTCTAACTCATTGAATATCAGCTGATTATCGCCCTCGGTCTTTGCTTTACCGCGAGGCATTTTTTGAAAGTGTCCCAAGCCCCATTATTTCATAAGATAAATACCACTATCCGTTAGTAATTTTTAACGTATCTTGTAAAATACTGATAATCAATACGTTATAATGTAGGAACATTGACCATTGCAGTAGCCACTTCGCTCGGAGTTTCCAGCTGCGTGTAAGCAGCAGGAAAGCAGAATGAAATCTGCATGTGATTAGTTTTTGAGATAATTTTATCTACTACAACCGCTCCTCCTATATATATAGGTGGAGCGGTTTATTTATTCCCACAGGTGTCATTAAGGGTCAGTGTCATTAAGGGTCATTAAGGATTTCGGGGTTTCAAAATGTCACTCAAGATGTCACTCAACAACACGCTTTAGACAGATATGACCAACATATAATGGTTTTAATTCAATAGCGTCCGCAGTGCGGACGTTATTGTCTGTCGAACTCCCTAAACCTGTTCTTTCGCATTCTCCCCCAGATTT